CAAGGCTGAGGAGATTAGGACGCGCAAAGCAAATGGAAAGCTCGAATCGGTACTTAAATCGGGTAAGCCCGCGCGGTTGGTAGTAGACAACACACTCCAGTTGTTGGCTGTGAACATCATTTCCAGCGGCATATTTCAGCACATCCTGTTCGACGAAGAAGATGGCATATTCTACGACATGTCCATTAAACATCGTCCGCGAGAGGAAGTGTTGGATGCATTTGCCAAGATGATGGGTGCGCCTCTCGATTGGAAAGGCACCAGCACTGACCACCGCCCTTCTGAGGGTCACGGGATCAAGTTCGACAAGACGTTGAAGCAGAAGACTGGAAAGTCGAACGGATCAACCGCACGGCTGTCCGCTGCCTTGCAACCATGCGCCTGGGAGATTGACCAGACCGGCATGGAATTGCACGAGCGGTGCAACCGCTACGGCGAGGGCTTGCTCAGCTATGTTTACAACGCCTTGATGCGCATCAATAACAGGGTCAGCCACAAAATAAACGGACAGTTTACGCATTTGCACGAAGCCAAGATAGTTTATGATGTGAAGACCGGTATGCGTATCAGGTTCAGGGTGAAGTGCCCCGACGTTCCCAAAGAGACCTGGTTCACCGCCAAATTCCCTGACATGTACTTAGATTCAGGATGGGCGCTGACCAGTGGTGTTAATTTCATCCAAGAACTTAGTGGAGTCTTTAGCAGTATAACTGAGAACCCCGAGCATTTATTCGCGGTCAACCCAGCTACAGGGAAATTCAGGTTGCAAGACGGGACATTTGATTGGATGTTCAAGTCTATACCTTTGTTTCAGTCCCTGGACGCCACTGAAGTGTCTTCCTTCTTGATTTACCTACGCGGCATTTTCGAGGGGGATGATGGTGGAGGTAAGGGTTCAAGGTGTTTGGCCGATGAGCGAAACGGTGGTCCTCAGGGCTTGATTATCAAAGAACAGGAGGATTTGGGGTACTCGGCAAAACTGAAGACCATCATTGATGGAAGGGTCGAGATAATCGGCGCCCATTTCCCGGTTCGCGATGGTTTGGTATGTGATGATGTGCCGTGGGTGCCGGCAGTGCAGCGGTACACATCCAAATTGGGTTTGCAGACAAACGTCGACATAACCCCGTCGTCGAAAGCCGCTCGCTTCTTATCACTGGCAAGTATGTTCGCCGGGAGGAATGAACCCTTGCAGCGGGGTTTTGAACTATCGGCGGAGAGGGTTATCAATGAGAACGCGAAGAACCCAGCCTTCTGGACCGCAAAGATTAAGACAGACGGTTACCAGGAGGTTGATCGGGCCTTTGGTAATGGTATCCACAGTTGTTACACCATGGCCGACGTTAAAGCTCATTATGATCGTTGTGCGAATAAGGTCTGTCCCACGAGTGACACACAGATACGCATGCTGAACATGAGTATAGCTAGCGACGTCAATGCCAACCTTGTGACACGCGAGGATTTTGCCAAATTGGGCATGTTCGCTGAGGAATGCCGCCACTTTGGGGGCGACGATGAATCAGCGTACAGTTTTCTTCCTGCATGTTTTCGTTGATGCCCGCCTGTCGCCATCCATCCTGGTGTGTGCGCGAGTCACTGATGATTGCCAGCGCCGAACAAATCAGGCATGAAATGGAAACAGTTAATTTGAT